CGTCGTTAGTCGGGAAAATGATGGTGAAGTCACCGTCCGAAGCGGTTTTGTCAGCACCAAAGTCCAACACACAAACCGATGCATTGGTCAACGTGGTATTAGCATTGCTGTTTGCTGAAGGTGTGGTGTTATAAATCAGAGCGCCACGAGCAGTAAAGTTAGCGTTTACAAAAGTCTCATCAGAGAAGTCAGTAAAGCCTGTACCGGTGTTAGCGTTGATGTTGGTTGCCGTTACACCTGTGTTGGTCAAAGCCTGACCACCAGCAGAATAGTTAGTACCAGAAGTACCAACTTCGTTGGAAGCGGTATAAGCAGTTGTATTTGCATCCAGTGTTGCTGAGGATGTATACAGAGCCAGTTTAAAAACGTCTGCGCCAGTATCAGCCGACGGACGGAAATCGTGCACTCCAAGCAGAAGTTCTGCTTTAAACGAGGTGGTCATTGCTTGCGTAATAGCCATGTTAGGCTCCTTTATTCATCTAAAAGTTTAACAAACTCAGGATGTCCTGCTTTCCTGAACTTAACAGCCAATGTCGTATGGTGCGACTTAATGGCTTCCTTCATATAAAACACCAAAACCTGACGGATTTGATCTTTAAACACCTCTGCCTGATCTCGAATGGCAGGATGTGTTTGCGAACCTACAGAAATAATTTTATCCAAGGCCCGTTCAGCAACTTCTTCTGGCGTAAAACCACGACCAGAAGTTGTTAATACTTTGACGTTTGCGCCCCCTAAAAGGAAGGCTACTTCGCTCATTGTGCTCATCGGACTGAAACCCTTGCTTGAGTTGTACGGTATGTATCTTGACGGTCTTTGCCTTCGCCAAGTTGTTTCAACATGGCAAGTGCTTCATTATACCGGGCTACGTAGTTATCGTTAACATCTTTCTCACCCTTCATAAACGCATAGGCTTCTAGCAATGAGCCATAGAGAAGAGCGGAATCAAAGTTATTACCGAGCCAAGTTGTACTCGATGTAACAATAGACGCTGGATAAGCGTAGTAGAGCAACTCCATAGTGTAGTCCGCGTCTGGAGTCGGCCCTAAAATGAACGTATTCTCATCAAAAATAGCGTAATGAGTGGGGGCGCCTATAGTAGCAGGGGCGGGAAAAGACTCCCGAATGAACTCAACGTCTTTATTTAGCAGGTAATCGTAACTTCCATCAGCGTTAATTCGGGCCAATGAAAATGTGGAAAGCCAGTCTAAAGGTGTACTTAAAAACCTATTACCACTTGTGCAATTACCTGTTACGTTCTCCCGCATTACTGGGAGGTTGACGCTGTTATAGATCCTCTGCTCGGCCTGACGAATAAACGTGTCCACCTGATCTTTTGTGAGAAAAGATGTCGTCGTAGCAGTGGTAGTTGCGACCACCGTATCTGGGAAGTTATTCTCAGCGTAGGCTTGTATGGTCTGAAACAGCGTCGAGTAGTTCACAACTTACCCCATCTTTTTGCTATGGCCCGTACCTTTAGTCGCCGCCCCAGTACCACGAGTCTTCTGGGTTTGCGTGTTAGGTACATTATTTGGGTACCCGTTGTTATTGGGCACAATAGGTATTTGTTTGACTGGCTTATCCATATTAGATCCCCGTTTTACGAACCATTGACATGGCTTTTTTCTGGTTGGCAACTTTTGCCAGCCCCCGGCCTAATTGTTTCATCTGAAGATTGGTCTTGCCGCCCTTGGCTAGTTTCTTCACATTGGCGTCCGGGTGAGCCTTAGCGCCCTTCTTTTTCATGTGTGCCTTCAATGCTGCTTTCATATCCATGTTTTTGCTCCTAAGTAATTGTTACTGTTACGGTTCCTACTTCCCCGCCAGCCACTAGGTTATTCAGTAACCCGGATAACTGCAAGGGGTCATTCAAGCCAACAGGGTTCCACCCCCATTGTATCTGTCTACTACCGCCAGACGGCGTTCCAAAAGCGTCTACATCCTCATTCGGCAAGTTTAATGGGTTGGTCTGAATACCTGTAAGACCTGCCTGTATATAACTTTTATCGTTTCTCGGGTTCTGTAAAGCCTGTGGGTCATAAACCGGGTACATCCCTAACTGCAACTGCGGCTGATCTGGTTCCCAACAAGTTGGACAAACTAGCAAATTGATGTTTTTGGTCTTGATGACCAACTTTTTCAATTCTTTCAGTTTGTAACGAAATCCGCATCTATCGCACTCCGCTATTGCTTTTTTGCCAGAAGCAAACTTTGGGCCGGACATGGCTTACCTTAGTAGAAATACTGCCGTGGGGCCAACCTCAAAGACGCCTTTTCCCGATCCTCGCTCGACCCTAACGCCCACTGCTCTTCGTAGGACGCCTTCAGCATCTCAATCCTATTCATGGCGTCAGGTATCTTCAGGGACAGGTAGTAGGCCAATCCAGCCGCCATACAAGGGATCATACGGAAAGGGATGTCCTCGGTGTTAATACCGTTACCAGCGTCTTGGATACGGCGCAAACGCCAGTAAACAAAGGAATAAAAATTAGACTGGTCTGGGGCAGGCCACACACAGATATTGGGCAGGTTTCGCACCGTCACAATAGCCCCGGCGGTATGTGCAGTAGCCGTGCTGTTATCTACACCACGAACACAGTTTTGTAGGGTATTCCCTGATATTTCGTTATAACCAATGGTCTCGTTACCCAATTTGATGAACCCAACGTAGTTCAATCCATCCACAGAACTTAGGGTAATCGTGTTAGAAGTCGCGGTAATCGTAGTGGCTAGGGTCTTGGTTGTGACGTTCTCATACCCACTCTGACGGTCAATCCACACCTGAATGGGTCGGCCTTGGGCGTTCTTATTAGGGATCGTAGAGTAGGTGCTGCTAGAAATCCGGTTGATATTGATGTCCGACTGGTTAATACCGGTCTGGGTACGGATCACCATGTCCATCAAATCAATTGTGTCGCTGGGCAGGGCATAACAAATCTGTGCCTGATTTATGGGGATGGAACCCTGTTCGATAGTCCATAGGTTGATACCCCGATTAGCCCACTCAATCGTTAATAAGTTAAGGGAACGACGTGCAGTACGCATATCGTAGCCCGAGCGTAACTCGGCACCGCAACGCTCAAAAGCCTCTTCTACGAGGTTATTGAGGTCTAGGTTAAAGGTGGTCGTCCCGGTTGTGCTCATTTCATCTTCTTAAGTGTTTGCGCCAAACGGGCACGTTGGCCCAGTTTACCCGGGGCTTTAGCCGCCTTGGCTAATTTTTTAGCCGGGATCTTCTCGCCAGCCTTGACTCCCAAAGACTTCTTTAAGGCACCGGGCTTCTTGATAGCGGACTGAATCCACTTAGCGCTCCCACCCTTTTTGAACCCCTCAACTCCACGAGCCTTGAGGATGTCTTTTTTGGTCACTTCACCGTCACCGGTTAAATCAGGAAATTTACTAGCCATATCATCCTACCTTTCTATGCGGAGCAACTTTTTTAGCCACCCCTTTAGGCTGGGCGACGAACTGCTTTCCTGCGGCTTTTCCGGCTCGCTTGGCTTTGGTGGTCGCGGCGTACTCTTGCGGGGAGAGCGCTTTGATGGCGCTGCTTGGGAGGTATCTTTCCCCTGTAGCCTGCGATCCTTGCGTAGAAGGTTTGCCACTCTTAGTTCTCCACTTTTGTTGAGTCCACGCTTTCAGACTTTGCTGCGGCTTTTTCAAGTTCGACATCTCGTTCTCTCTGCCTAATCTTCCTAAAGTCTTGGGCTGTACTAATTAACCAGTCAAATACGTTCCCATCTATTGCGGAGTCGTACACCGGAAACCTAATCCTTGTACCCACCGCCTGCTTTCTTATACTGCATAGCCAGCATCTGAGCCTTGCGGGCACTCCATTGACCCGGAGCACCACCCTTGCCGCCAGCCTTAATCCGCTCAAATATAGACTTACGCATACCGGGTTTGGTGTAATTACCAGCCTCGTTTACCTTGGATTCACCGCCCTTGGCATACATCTTGACCTTGTTCGGATCATCCTTACGGGTGATCGTCTTGGCCTTCGGCATCTTAGAGGGGCTAATCGCCCCCATCCCACGGCTGGGTCTCATTTGGTCATGCCGCCCTTAGCAAGCAGTTTGCCCTTGGTTTTGCCTTTAATAGCAACACCGTCGGCCCGCTTAGAGGCGCTAGAAGCACCGCCGCCTGCTTTCATCTTGGACATAACACCGCCACCGGCCTTCATCTTAGACATCATGCCACCGCCAGCAGCCATCTTTTTCGTCATTCCGCCACCAGCCATCATCTTGGACTTCATCATTTCTTAGACTCCTTATACAGGTTGTTGAAAGTAACCTCTGGATCCATGTACGAATCATCCTGCTCTGCACAATGAATCCATTGGCTGGGTTTAAAATCAGGCGCTCCTTGCCCAGTAACCCAATACGCTGGGCTGGTAACTCGCACTCGATTATTCGGTAGCGCCACTATGTTTCCTGTCCATTTTCCTGCATCAGTCATTATAAGCACATGGCTTTGTT